AGTGATGTTTATCACCTGTATGTATCTCTCTGTAATTAGCATCTCCAAATTGATGACTAAATTTAGTATGTGTAGCAAACAATAATGGAAGATCATCTAGTTTACAATTACCATGGTGCCATCCTATGAATGTATTACCAACTGTAAGTCCTTTTATTATACTGTGTGATCTATCAAATTCTACATCAAAGTGGTCTGTGAAATACACATCTAGTGCATGTGCTAGGTAGAATGATTTAGTTCTGTCATGATTACCCTGTACAAGTATTACCTTTACATCATTTGCATTCTGTCTCAACATATTGATTGTATCTACAAGAACTGCAAAGCCTAACTCATATTCATCTGCATAATCTATTATAGTGTCCTGTGGGGTACCATTTGTAGTTTGATGTTGATAGTTATCAGTATGGAAGAAATCATTCGATATAGGAAGGATAACAGTGTCTATATTGTAATTAGCTCTCACTTTCATTATCAAAGATTGTGCTACATTAAAATATCTCAATGCTCTGCTTGCAGGATCATTATCTCCATCTACATGTTTCTTAGCTAAATGGAAATCAGAAATAGATATCTCTACATCTACATGTTCCTTAATAATATTTGTTTCTGGTTTAACAACAGCTATATTGTTTGGTTTGTAGTTTTCTAAAAACTTAGCAAAGTCTTCAGGGGAGTAATCTTGTGGTTGTTTCTTTTTACTAAAGACAGAAGAAGTAAACTTCCCACTTGGTAACATCTTAGACCAGTAGTTGGTAATGATGTATTTATCTAAATTTATTTTATGTAATGCTGCTAGTTCAATATCATCCTTTGGATCAAAGTCACTAGTGATGGTACTTTCTATTGTACCCTTCTCAACATTCACCTTTCTGCATTCTTCTATATTATGAGTTTTAGATAGCAATACAGTTGCTTCACTATCATCTTTCTCTCTAAGTTCTTTTAGAAGTTCATTCACTTCATATTCACTTATTCCTAATCTTTCTGCATAGAACTTTTTACTTTTCTTTTGCTTCAACAACTCTTCTAACTTGAATAATAAATCTTGATTCTCAGTCATATTTAGTTTAGTTTACTTAAAATTAGGGTAAAGATAAAAATAGTTTTCTTACTATGCAAATAAATTTAACTAAATAGGTTATTCTTTATAATCAAAATAGTTATAAAACAAAAACTCCCCAAGAATATCTTGAGGAGAAAATCTAAGAAAACCAACAAACTCAGATTTTTTTTTTATATTGTTAATCTTTAATTAATCTAACTGAGAAACCAAAGGTCTTAAAGTTGATGTTTCTAGCAGCATTACCATCTAAATAATACAAACTACGATTCCATGCATTAGTAGTATTAGCATTGTACTCTGTCGAACTCCACCAGAGACCGTTGTAGCCCAATGCGTCAAATGTACCATTTTGATCGCATAAACCTCCTGGTTGTGCTTTAAATCCATTACTATTAGTAGCGGCTGTGTTAGGTGATAACCAGCAACCGTCATTTCCTTCTATTGTACCAGTTGCTTTCATCTTACCTCCCACATTTCCTGTAGGAAGTTGTGCATCTAAATAATCTGTTAATTGAGTCCATTCGGTATCTGAGGGAACGTGGTAACCTAAAGGTGCTAAACCTCCGTTAACAGTATTATTCACCGCAAACCAATTGTATAACTTACCATATCTAGGACCATTTGCAGTGTTATCTGCATAATAACGCCAAGCTCCTATTCCACTTGCACCTTTGTTTGCCCAATCTGCATCACTAGTTGCTTGTGGGATTGGTGTTAAATCTCTATATGTATCTACATCTAAGTTACATATAGTCCACAGTTGAGTTCCAATAAGTACATCTGCTCCTGGAATACAATTAGGACAAACGTAAGTAGTAGTGGTTGTAGTTGTTGATGTAGGTGCACTTGTTGTTGTAGTGGTAGTTGTAGTAGGACAAGCTCTAAGACTGTACCAAACTGTATTAGTTGAACCTCCAGTAGCTCTAATTGTAGCTATAGGATTAATTAAATAATCTGCAGATGTATATTTCCACCATACAATCTGATCATAAGATATACCTCCTATAGTCATGTTAGGAATATCATATCCTGTATCAGCTGTAAATTGAGTTTGTCTTGTAGGAACAATTCCTTTATTAGTTCCTATAAATTGATCTACTGGTAAACTTGGATCATCTGGTAATGAATTATCAGAAGGAGTTCCCCATACATTGTCAAAAGGACCATAGTTCCCACCAAATTCTCCTGGAGCTGATTGAGAAGTTGTAGCCTTCTTATTTACTCCTGCGTTTTGCGGTAAGCCATGGTAAATCTCTAGCTTATCAACTTGTCCAACAGGGTCAAAAAGAAATACAATTACGCCTCCTGCTGGATCTAAACTAACATTACGATCCAATAATTCAAGTCCTCCAGAATCTGAAACTCCTCCGCAAGGAACAATAGGAAGTGTTGTAGTGGTAGTGGTTGTAGTTATCTCTTCTACATATCCAGCTAAATCACAATCTGGTATTGCCAGTGTTATATATGTAGAATTTATACACGCTCCTGTAGATACAACTTTTACAGTTTGTGTACCATCTGGTGCATCTGTTGTATAACCTGCTTCTAGTGAAGATTTAAACACATCTGTTTCAAATGGAGGTTCTGCATATCCATTTGTGTCAGAGTAAAGATTGAATGGACCTGAATCAGATCCAGCAGTTGTTAATTGTAAGAATACTATCATACGGTTGTAGTTGATGTTGTTGTTGGTGTAGCAGTGGTGGTGGTGGTGGTGGTAGGAGTTGTTATGTATAAATTTATATAAGTGTTACATAAAGTATTATTAGATTGGATTCTAACCAATGTAGTATCATCATTAACTCCATTAGCTGTATAACCATCTAATAAATCTTGTTTAGGTACATTAGATGCAAATGCTACTGTGTAACTATCAGCATCTGAATACAGATTAAATGGTCCAGAGTTGAGTCCTGCGGTTGTTAATGTTATAAGTAAATTCATTTGGTTTTATTTTAACAAAAATTAATTAGTTTTTCTATAATCCCATATCAAATACACATAATTTGATTGTGAAAGATTAACATCAAAGATAAAAGTTCCTTCCCATTTAGAATTACTCGTTTGTATAAACTGCAGATTTTGAAGTTGAGTTGCATTAGCAAGTATAGTTGCAAGTTGTGTAGATGTATATTGTATTGGTGAAATCAGATACCACATCTTATGACCAATTGCAGGATTAAATGGAAGATAATTTGGGAAACCAGTTACCTCCTGATGCATATATATTGTATCCATATCAACAGGAGAAGCACTAGTTCCATATGTTAGAGTGAATGTATAAAAATAAGAAGGTTGCTGTATAGTCAACACTCCTTCTTGATAATACCAATCACTTGGTGGAGGTGGATTGCTGGTAAAATCGTATGATCCAGCACTAAACTGTTTTCCACTATCGTCAGAATCATTAATAACTATTCCCGTCATGTAATTGTAAAGAACACTCGGAGGTGTTTGTGTTGTTGACGTTGTAGTTGTTGTTGAACTAGTGCTGGTGCTAGTAGTTGTTGTAGAACTAGTAGAAGTACTTGTGCTAGTGCTTGTTGATGTAGAAGTACTAGTAGACGATGACGTTGTTGTTGTACTTGTTGGAACATATGTGTAAATTCTTTCAAAGCACGATCCATCTACTGTTCTAAATACATTATTTCCTATAGGGGTTATAAGTACTGATTTTATTATATTTCCACCACTAGTCCATGCTGCATTATATACACTTCCTTGAAGTTCTATTATGTTTGGACTTATTACAGTTACATACCATTCTCCATTTGCATTTGTTGTTCCCTCCACTCCATAAATATAAGCATAATCATCTGTTTCAAATACATGAGGAATGTTTGTTGTCACTCTAATTTTTCCTCCACTATTTGATGTTCCAGAAACTGTTAAATCTGACTCCCATGAATCTATAGGAAAAGAAGCTAGTACACTACCATCTGCATTTAATATTATATAATTAAAGGAATTAACTCCATTATAAATTGTAAAACTACCAGCTATAAATAATTTATCATCCCATATCACTTCTATATTATATATATACTCATTGAAACCTGTACCATAGATAAACGAATTATCTCTTGTTCCATTCTGGTTTAACTTAATAATACGATTAGCTGATATTGTATTATAAGATGTAAAGTTTCCATATGCATAAAAAGAATCTTGTCCTGGAATTCTAGTAGTGTAGATTGGATAAAAATTTCCTGCAGGACTAAATCCTGTACCAGAAACAAAAGAATAATCTCTTGTTCCATTTTCACTTAACTTAACAATGCCTCCTGGAGTACCTACACTTTTATAACTTCCAAAATATCCTGCAACAATTAAAGAATTATCTGTATTAGCTAATGCAGATGTTGTGGTGTTATTAAATCCACTACCACTAATTAATGTAGGATCAAACGTTCCATTACTTAATAATCTAGCTATTCTAAAAGCAGTATTATTATTATAACCAGAAAATAGTCCTGTCACTATTATTCTACCTAAAGAATCTATTGCTGGAACCTGTGTATAGTCATTAAATCCACTACCAATTACAAAACTGTTATCTCTAGTTCCATCAGTATTTAATCTAATAATACGATTAGCTCCCACTTCTTGATATTTTGTAAACGTACCAGTTGCAATTATTTTACCATCAGATTGCTCAATGATTGAAGATCCACCATATAGCACTTCATCAAAACCAGTACCAATATCAAATGATGTATCTATTGTTAAATCATCATTTAATCTAATTATATAGTTTAAATCAGTTACAACTCCTGATTCACTGTATCCTATAAAAGCTCCATAACCATATAACTTATCAGACTTATTTATAAATGATGTGAAGTAAGGACTATCAGGTACAAATTTATAACAAGATGTTGGTGTGAATAATTCTTGTGCATTTCCATTAAACAAACATAAAGGAATGTTTATATCAATATAATTCGTACAATTGGCATTGATAGACTTAACTCTAATTGTTGTTGTACCATCTGGAATTTGATCTGTTACATAACCTGCAAGCAATTGTTCTGCAGTTATATATAAATCACCAAACGGTACACTAAATTCTGGAATAGATGCATTTGAATATAGATTGAATGGTCCAGCATCATCTCCCACTGTTGTTAATAATATTATTCCTGTCATTGGTTTAAGGGTATTAAAGGATACAAGGTCCTGTATTTGTCATATTTATTTGAGATCCTATTATAAGTCTTGCACATATTTCTTCAGTGCAAGTTCCTGTTGTACAAAATTTTAATACTTGTTGTAACTGTCCAGAACAATTGATATACGTTATTGCAATTCTTTCACTATATGGATCACTTACAAATGTATAACATGGTGGTGGTAAAGTTGTAGTGGTAGTAGTAGTTTGAAATGCTGGCACTACTGGAACATCAATTGAGTTAGTACATGTACCAGTAGATATCACTTTTATATTAGTAGTTAGATCAGGAACTGCATCAGATGTATACCCCCCACCTAAAACAATTGCATCAATTGATTCTGCAAAAGGATCTGTATAATCATCAACATTTGAATATAAATCAAATGGTCCTGCATCTATCCCTATTTCTGTTAATGTTATTAGTACTGTCATGTTGTTTGGTTTTTAATTATATACTCTTATTTCTATTGGGGTGTTATCAAGTTTACCATCTAAAAATGTAGTAGCAGCATTTGATGTTACTACACTTATTCTTGAAATATTACCATAAGTTATAAGATAATGTATATCTCCAAATAGAATACTTGTTATTTGTGTAAAAGTCTTATCTACTGTAAATAGATTAGGAGAGTTTATATAATATGAACCAGTTGAATTTCTTGAAAGCGTTATAGTTCCAATAGTATTTTCTAATACAATAGCTGTTGGATCACTTGTCCCTACTTGCGTCAATAAAGCAGTATACACTTTATATGGTGCAGCTGGTATATCATCTAATGTAGCTAGTGTATATGTTCCTGATGGTTTTTCAGGAAATATATAAGTTGCTGAGCCAATTGTTTCTCTTTTAGGATTTAACATATTTGATTTTACATCAAGACCACCCATTGTTGTAAAATGAACACCATTATAAGTATATTCTGTTAAATCATAATCACGTTGAAAAGTAAATCCATAAGGCCTAATATAAGTATTAGTGTCTGATACTGGATCATAGGCTGTCATTTGATTATCAGTAAATGAATTACCTTGACCTAATACTTGTTGTAATCCAGGTGCAGCTGGTATATCTGACACATGAGCAAATGGGTCTATTCCAGTATTAGTAAACTCATCAAGATCATAATCGGAAGGATTGAATATTGGTATAGGTAAATCACCTATAGGTAACACTGTACCATCATCCAATAAAATATTATTACCATCTCCACCAATCTTTACAAATGAATCTGCAATAATTGGTAGAGTGGTATAATTACCTGCTTCTGTTACTTTCTGTAATGTAGGAACAGCATAGATAGCATCTAGCTTCTCTATAACTTCTGTAAGTAAATCACTTGTATTAACTCCTGAGTTTGGAAGATTAGGACCAGCATAGTAAACATCATCTGTAGAGATACAAGGATCACTGCAGTCGCAAGATTTTCTTTGTGGAATAGGTGGGTATTGCATATTGGTTATTAGGCTGGGATATAGATAAGATAGTAAACTGCAAGTCCTGGTTGAACATTAGAATGTGCTTCATTATTTCCTTGAGGAGCATTCGTAACATCTACAAAAACATTTTGTCCTGCCCCTGTTCCTTTTAATCCTGTTTCCCTTTTATCTGTAGTTCTAGTAATAGGTACAGATTTTCTACTACCTTCTCCTTCTCCAGAAGAGTTAGTTACTCCTTCATATGTATGATCATGTCCAGGATCGTATATACGAACATTTGTGGTAGCACCATGTGTATGTAGAGGCATTTGTCCTAAACTTAATACAGTTGTATTAGTTCCTTGTATACTAGTAGCTGTTTTATATCCATATGTAGGATTACCTGGACCAGCAGGATTTGTTTGTGAAGGCCAGTTTACTGATCCCATGTCTGTAGAACCTACAGCAACTCTTCCTCTTAAATCTGGAACTCCTGGATTTTGTCCATTACATACATATACATTAAGCCAATATCCATATCCTGCACCTGTACTACTAAAACCATCTGATACTGTTGGATATCCAGACACTGCTCCATAATAAGGAATTACACTATAAGGAAGCATGTTACTTTGAGCTTTAATTTCTACACTAGTACCACTTGCACACTCTTCTACTAATGTACAGATTTCTGATTTTAGTGCATATGATGATAGTTGACCAATTACAAATGTTAAACTAGCATCAACACTACAAAGCTTTGTTATTGTAGCTTGTACAATAGCATGTGTATCAGAAGAACTTGTAACTCCTGTTAAACAAGGTCCAGTTATAGGATCTACTGGTATTGTATAATCAGCGTTTAATACAGCAAGTGTAGCATCAATAGCATCTACTTGATCTTGTATATCACATGCAGCTTCTATTAGAGCTTTTGATATATCTGCAATAGATAGCTCTCCACACGTAGGAAGATATTGTTGTACTGCTGTACATACATCTATACTACTAAGATCTATCTTCACTCCAGATCCATTTAATGTAGAAACAAGAAATGTGGTTAGAGATTGTTCAATCACTGATAAAGGATCACCAGTGCTAATTCCTAATTCAGGAACATTTATTCCTGTATATTTGACACATTGATCTGAAACAGTTTCAACGCATCCATTAAAGCAATTTGTACAAGACATATTTATATTTGTTTTATTAATTAAACTGAAAAATTATATATTTTATGGAACATAGGTACATGAATCAATTGCTGAAACAACCCCATTCAACACTGTAACGATATTTATTGGATTAGTGTTTTCAAAATAAGTAAATTGGCTACTGTTAGTTGGTTGAAACCAATAATATCCATCATCTACTGATATGCAATTAGTATATGATTGGATGTTGTCATATAAAATTTCTCCTATTTGCATTTGAGAATATTGTATTTCTCTGTATCCTATAATTCCACCACCTCCTGGAGCATAATTATCTCTAAAATATGTAAATGCATTACAAGCATCTATAGCAGATGTATTTTTAAAATTCCAAGTAGTAACATTTTCATTTGGTTTAATACTTGAAATACAATTGCCTGTAGTTAATCCTGCTGGTCTTATACATATAGTGGTTGTTGTACTAGTTGTGCTACTAGTAGATGTAGAAGTAGAAGTAGAAGTGGAAGTACTTGTTGATGTGCTAGTAGAGGTGCTAGTTGGTGTAGCAGTGGTACTACTAGTAGTAGTGCTACTAGTGCTTGTTGATGTACTTGTTGATGTACTTGTTGATGT